AGTATAAACCTGATGTGAATATAGAAAAGAACAGCTGCGAGGCAGGATCAGAGAGTGAAGGTAGAAGCCAGGGTAATGAGCTGGATAAAGTGTCTTGTGGAAATGAGGATAAATTGAGTAGTAAAACAAATTGTTTAACGCGTCCAACAAATAAGGATAAAGTTGAGTTAGATGAGTCAGGGGAAGAGTTGGGCGGGTCTAACAAAGTGGTAAGGAAGGTTAACAAAGATATTACTAAGACGCGTGTTAAGCCTTGGTGGGCAAAGGCTATCAGCTTGCTTGCTGACCTCGACCAGGAGAAAACGCAACGTGAGATAGCTCATGTTTGCGGTGTTACAGAAAAGACTCTATCCCATACGCTCAACCACAACAAAGAGTTCAAGAGGATGTACACCGAAGCGGTATCTGTCATGCTTGCAGAGAGCAAGCCCAAGATAGACAAGGCCCTGGTTAAGAAGGCCAACAGCGGTGATACTTCAGCTATCAGGCTTTACTATGAGCGAGCTGAAAATATGCAGAATAGGCTGAGAACTGACCTGGCTATTGAGGTTGACGTGCTGTAGGGGGGTACCCTTTAGTGAGCGGCGCGGGATGTGGATGTTATGTAGTGTCTCCCACACGATTTTTCCAGATATTTGTGCATATTGCACAAAACATCTTTTGAGCGGAAATTATATTTCCCCGCATATTTCGGATTAACTGTGCTTAATCAAAAGAAGTTATCATATACCGCTTCCCCTATACTTATCCGCATATATTCAATTAACTCTGTTTAACTGAAGGCTCATATTTGCATTCTAAGCTATGTACTTTTCCAAAGAGGACTAAACATACCTGTAAAACAAGTTTTAACGTCACAGACCCCTCTATTTGCCACTGAGAGGAAATAGCGAACATATTACAAGGTACATATTCTATATATTCCGATTTAGAGCTTCCCTTAAGGGTGGGTTTCCAATCTGGGTATCTGCACGAGTTATTTTTGAGTTTACGAAAAAATAACGATATATATTTATTTATTCTTTACATTCTTGTTTGTTTCCGTCTGCATCCCGTCTGCGTCCCGAAAGTTTGTTGGTGCTAAATGGGACTCCATGCTATGACTGCCCTCAGAGAAAAAGTTTGTGTCCAGACCCGCATGTGGTGCTAAGCATTCACTAAAGCGTAAAAGCGAGGCTCAATTTTTCCGCTAATGGACGGGTTCTACAGAAAGTGTATAAATATTGCAAATTGTTTTTTTCATGCGTATTTATGCGTAAAACGCACATTTTAGTTTGTGTCCAGTTTGTGTCCAGAAAGTGAAAATCGAAATTCTCTAAGCCTATGGTATGACTGGTCAAAGACCGTCCCGTTTGTGTCCAGCCTGTGTCCAGAAGGCACGTTTTTGCATGCGTATTTTTGCGTATTTTAAGCATTTTTTTGCGTTTTGTTTCCAGCACATCATGAAAAACATAGGGGGATTTTATGAAAATATCCGAGATGTTCAATCCCACTTCGAGGCAGAATGACTTCCTTCAGGCCCTGCGGGACAAGAAGAAGTTCATCCTCTACGGAGGTGCCGCTGGAGGCGGGAAGTCGTACGTCCTGAGGTGGGCGAACATCGCCTTTCTTCTGGACTGTGCGAGGAAGGGCTTCCCCTACGTGAGGGTCGGGCTGTTCTGCGAGGACTTCCCCGCCCTTCGGGAGAGGCATCTTTCCAAGATACCGTACGAGGTGCCCACATGGCTGGGCAAGCTGACGGAGTCTACTCACGAGCTGAGACTCAACGAACGCTACGGAGGAGGCATAATCGCCTTCCGCAACCTTGACGATCCCGCAAAGTACCTGTCCGCAGAGTTCGCCGCAATATCCATAGACGAGCTTACGAGAAACGACATGAACGTGTTCAACTTCCTGCGTATGAGGCTGAGGTGGCCGGGGCTTGAGTACAATCCGTTCATGGCGGCGACCAACCCTGGAGGCAAGGGGCATGCGTGGGTGAGGCAGATATGGATAGACAAGGTGATACCGCAGGAGCTGAAGGACTTCTACTCCAAGGATGATTTCTGCTTCATTCCCGCAAAGGCTACTGACAATCCTCACCTTACGAGTTCCTACTATACACAGCTCCAGTCCCTGCCGGAGAAGCTCAGGAAGGCATATGCCGAGGGGTCGTGGGACGTGTTCGAGGGGCAGGTGTTCACCGAGTGGAAGAACGACGTCCACGTGGTCGAGCATTTTGAGATACCGAAAAGCTGGCCCCGCTATCGAAGCCTTGACTGGGGGTTCACGAAGCCCTTTGCGGTCTACTGGCACGCTGTGGACTTCGACGGAGTCATATGGACGTACCGTGAACTGTACGGCTCAGGAGGAAGCCCTGACGTGGGGTCTCAGGAGACTGCCACAGAGGTGGGAAGGCTGATACTGGAGATGGAAAAGGACGACCGCATAGAGTACGGAGTATCCGACACCAACATATGGGAACGCAAGGGCAACTCCCAGGGCAAGACCATAGCGGATGACTTCGCTGACGTGGGCATCTACTGGAACAAGGCGAAGAAGGGCCCGAACTCGCGTGTTCAGGGGAAGATGCAGATACACAACCGCCTGAGGGGATGGAACTTCGGAACGGAGAAGTGGAAACCCGCATGGCAGGTAACCGACGCATGTCCCCACCTTATAAGAACGCTCCCCGCCCTTGTCTACGACGACCGCAGGGTGGAGGACGTGGACACGGATCAGGAAGACCATGCCTACGACTCAGTGAGGTATTTCATGACTGAACGCCCATTTGTGCCGGTCATGGATGAGCCGCCGAAAAGAAGGGACATATACGATATCGAGGACGAGAAAAAGGAAGCAACCACATGGATGAGTACATAGCGTTTTTGTGCATATTGCACAAAAGGATTATATCGGCCCCTTTCGAGGGGTCTTTTTTTATGGAGTGAAAGCAGGTGATTGAATGCCGAAAAAGGACAGAGAGGACAGGGGAACGAGGCCGAAGGCTACGCAGGACTCAGCGGACAAGCTGAACAAACTGAGGAAGTGGTTCAAGAGTGCGGTCGAGCGTGAATCAGACTGGAAGGACGAGGCTTATACCTGCTTTGAGTTCACGTGGGGCAAGCAGTGGGAGCAGAAGGATGTTGAAAGGCTCAATAAGGAACAGCGTCCCTCCCTGACCATAAACAAGATACTTCCCCTGATAAACCTGCTCGACGGTCACCAGAAGCTGAACGTCACGGAGCCTGACTTCAGGCCGAGGGGCGACGATGACCAGAAGCTGAGGGACGTGCGAAAAGGTGTGACCAAGTACCTTCTCGACCAGAACGACTATCTCAAGAAGAAGTCACGTATATTCCGGCAGGGAATAATCGGAGGACGCGGCTATCTCTACCCTCATGTCAAGTTCAACTACGACACTATGGAGCCGGAGATAAAGATAGACTGCAAGTCCATGTTCGATATCTACGTAGATCCGGAATCGAGAGACCCCATGCTGGACGACGCCAATTACATCTGTGACGCACACTGGGTGGACAAGGACGACGTGAACGACCTCTTCCCCGAGTGGAAAGAGGATATCAACAGTATGGTGAAAAGGTGGGATGAACACGAGGAGTCCCTCAGCAGGGCGACCTCGGAGAACACTCTCTATGACCCCGTAATAGACTACGACAAGACCACAAAGAAGGTGCGTCTTGTAAACATATGGTACAGGGACAAGGTGCGTGAGACACGGTATCTCTTCGAGGGGAGCCTTGTTAAGAAGAAGGACCTCCCGTTCCAGGACGAGGAGATGATAGAGCTTCTCGAGACGAGGAAGATACCCCGTGACACCGTAAGGGTCGCCTCCTTTGTGGGGGACATTCTTCTTGAGGACAAGAAGTCACCCTACGAACACGGCTATCTCCCGGTTGTTCCGTTCAACGCATATTACGAGGGGGAGGGAGACATGCCCTTCGGGGTTGTGAAGAACCTTCTCGACCCCCAGAGGGAGATAAACAAGAGACGCTCGCAGTTCCTTCACATCGTGAACACCATGGCCAACAGAGGATGGTTCTACAAGAGCGGATCACTCAGTGCTGAGAGCAAGAGGAAGCTGGACACCATGGGTTCCACTCCCGGAGTGACCATAGAGTACAACGGAGACAAGCCCGAACCGTGGGCTACAGACCAGATACCCGCAACCATGTTCGAACTGGACAAGCAGTATTCCGACGACATCCGCTTCATCTCCGGAATAAACGAGGCAATGCTGGCAGTCGACATGCCCGCCTCCACTTCAGGAAGGGCTATAGAACTGCGTCAGAAACAGGCAGTCACCCAGATAGCCAACCTGTTCGACAACCTCAAAGCCATGGAGAAACGGCTTGTGAGGATGCTGTGGGGAGAACCGGGGAAGAAGGGTCTCATTCCGCAGTTCATGACCGAGGAAAAGACATTCCGCATAATCTCCGAGACCGGGGATGAAAAGGTGGTCAACGTAAACCAGAGGGTACAGGAAAGACCCAACATTCCCGGCATGCCCTTCCACAACCCCTTCGCACAGGTGGTGGAACGCACCCTCAACGATCTTTCCGTGGGAGAGTTCGACATCGTTATAACCGACTCCCCGGCGACTCCGACACAGAGGGCAAGCGAATACTACGCACTACTCGAACTCCGCAAGGCGGGAGTCGAGATACCTCCGCACATCATAGTGGACAGTTATGACTTCGCACACAAGGAGGAGTTAAAGCAGTGGTACATGCAGCAGATGCAGATGGCACAGCAGGCACAGGGACCACCCCAGCAGGGTCAGGTGACACCGGGCCAGCCGGGTGCTCCGGGTCCGCAAAATCCAGGAGGAAGGGGGAATGTAGGAAATGCCGGACGATAAGAAGCTCAGGCTGAGGGTGTCCAATATCCTCAAGCCCTACGAGGACAAGCCTACCCACGACTTTGCGTACGACGTGCTGAAGTGGGGCGAGGTCGGAGAAAGCAAGATGTTTCTGGGGTTCATGATAGACGGACAGCTCACGAGGGAGTCAATGAACTTCACTCAGTACGAGGACAAGAAACTGTTCAAGGAGAAGGTAATAACCCTCTTTGAGAAGTGGCTGAACAAGAAGAAATAGACCTTCCTTTTTCAGGGAGGTTTTTTTATGCAACTACCGTGTCGCCAGCGTAATGGGCGAAAAAATTCGACAGGAGGTCGGAAAACTCTATGGCAGAAGAGCAGAAAAAATATACGGAAGACCAGTTATTGAGCGAGCTTAAGGAGGACGGTGTTCCCGAGGAACTCCACGATGACTACCTCGACGTGGCGAGGGAAAAGGGAATGCTGGAGGAAAAGAAGGAAGAAACAGAGGAAACAGAGGAAACAGAGGAAACAGAAGAGACTCCGGAAGAGCCGGAGCAGGAGAAGGAGACCCCGGAAGACGGCGGCTCCCAGCCGGAAGAGGGAGAAAAAGGGGAAACCGGGGAACCTGAGCCGGAGAAGAAGGAGCCCGAGCAGGAGAAGACCGTACCTCTCGCCGCACTTCACGAGGAAAGACGGAAGAGGCAGGAGAGGGACAGACAGCTCCAGCAGATGCAACAGCAGATACAGCAGATGCAACAGCAACAGCAGAAGGAGTCCGAGGGAGAGAAAGATCCCCTCGAAGCACTCATAGAGGAAAAGCTACAGAAAAAGTTCGAACCCATTCAGAAGGAGACACAGAGACGGACACAGGCCGAAGCATTCAATACCTACGTCGAGCAGAGGGAGACCGAAGCAAAGGCAAAGCATCCCGACTATGACGACGTTACCTCTCCGGTACTCGAGTATGCACAACAGCAGGCTCAGTCCGGTGACGCATCCACACTCCAGATGATATTCAACTCCCCCAACCCTGCGGAGATGGCATACGTAATAGGCTCAGCCTACAAGTACCAGAACATGGTGAAGGGCCAGAAGGAAGCCGAGGAAAGACGCAGGAAGGAAGAGTCCGACCGGAAGAAACAGAAGGTCAACGCAATGGACTCTCTTCCGAGGGGCGATGATGTCTCAGGAGGCACCCCAGCAAAGGGTGCGGTGTTGAGAATGTCCGAGTACGAAAACTGGCCCGAGAGGGCCAAGAGGGACGTTCTCGAGGGGAGGAAGCCTTCGGGATACACCGTGGAAGCCTGAGTTTTCTCTGAATGGAACACTAATTCAGGGAGTGATATTCAATGGCAGTAACAGCTTCAATTGCAGCTCTCCAGGCTGAGGCATGGGCGAAGCAATTATATAAAGACGTACAGGACGAGATGTTCTTTGAGAGTAACGGTTTCATAGGAACATCCCCAAGCTCCATTATCCAGAAGAACACAACCCTTTCAAAGCAGGGCGGAGACACCGTTCATTTCGGGCTCACCACAAAACTGAGCGGAAGCGGTAAATCCAACGACGATACCCTCGAAGGTTTCGAGGAAGCTATCAACAGCTACGAGATGAGCGTATCCGTTGCTCAGCTCCGTAACGCCGTGAGGCTCACAGGCATAGAGGACGAGCAGAAGGTCACCTATGACATGAGGGCGGACGCAAAGGAAAAGCTCAAAACATGGATGGCCGAGACATTGCAGGACGAGATGTTCCAGACTCTTGCAACATCCCCCACCACAAACAGGAAGGTATGGTGTTCCGCTGACCACAGTTCCGTTGGTACTCTCGACACCACCGACCTCGTGCTTTCATCCTACCTCGGAACCGCAAAGAGGATGGCACAGCTCGCAAGTCCGAAGATACGACCCATCAAGCACAAGGGCAAGAACTACTACGTTGTGGTTCTGCATCCCTACTGCATGAGGGACCTCAAGGACGAGACCGATTCTCCCATTCTCGAAGCATACCAGAATGCATGGTGGAGAGGTGAGGACAATCCTCTCTTCACAGGTGCCGAGCTTATCTACGACGGGCTTATCATCTACGAGCATGACGGAGTCTATAGAACCAACGACGGTTCGGGGAGTGCGTATATAGCACGCAACCTTCTTCTTGGACAGCAGTCAGGGTGTTATGCAGTTGCAAAGGAACCCTACTGGAGAGAGAAGCTTCACGACTACGACAACCAGTACGGTATCGCAACCGGACTGATCTACGGTTTCGCAAAGACAGCCTTCAACAGCGAGGACTACGGAACTATCTGCCTGTACGCAAACGCTGCGTCAGACTAAGGGAGGTCTTGCGGATGTTTAGGAGATTCTCATTTGCTGAAATAGTGGTGGTGGCGGTGATATTTGCCGTCGCCTCCTTCGGCATGGCAACAGCGGCAACAGTTGACGTTACGCTCGGCGACGAGGCAGACAACATGCTTGTCTGGATGATGAACGGCTATGACACCACCGGGAATGCGGAGGACTGCTTCACTGCCTTCATGAAGGGACAGTGCGGTGATTTTGTTATCGACGGAGGAGACAATCAGACTGCGGACACCATAGCCGCAGGGGAAGACGGAGTCTACACCGTCACTGTGTCTCTTGAGACCAACGACGGCGAACGCCACTACTGGTATAACGGAGACATAAAGGCCGCCGTTACAGATGATAACGAGGATGGGGAGTGTACCGTAGCGGTGGGTGACGCTACTCCAGCCATGGACGACGGAACATGTATCATAACCATAACCGCTGCGTCCTCGGATAACTGGGCAGCAGACGACGTTATAACCCTTACTCTCTCAGACCCTGATACTACAGGGTTCGGAGGGTGGACTGCGGATAATGACACCGTAACAGTAACACTTGAGGATTAACGACACTGGAGGGGCTTTATGCCCCTCCTTTTTCTATATGGAGGTGGAGGCATGGCAACATCAGTAAGCACCATCCTGACCAATGTCAGGTACAAGATAGTCGACCCTGACTCCGTTAACTTCACTGACGCAGAACTTCTTGTCTATCTCAACGAAGCTGACAGGACGATACGTAACCTTATAGCCTTCCATGCTCCCCAGTTCCTTGAAACTACAGAGACAGGAACGGCTGATTCCGACAACTACATCATTACCCTTTCCAGCTATGCCACGAAGATGACAGACGTGAAGATAGACGGAAAGAGTATTCCGATGATAAGCAAGGCCGATATTTCGGATATAGATGACGAGGGCAAGCCGAGGGGATATTTCATGCAGGACTTTAACACTCTCCGGCTTTATCCCATTCCCTCGGATACATACTCCTACACGGTGATGTACGTTCCCAACTACGAATCACTCGATTCCACGGATGATCTGAGGTATCCGGAAATGCTGGATGACCTGCTTGGCGAGTTCATAGTCCTCCGCTGTATAGCACGAGACGAGGGCAGTCCCACCATAGAGGCCGAGATGTTCAAGAACTGGAGGGGGCAGATAGCACAGCTTCTTTCAAGCTTCGGATACAACGAGGGAACCGTTCGGGGATATTATCACAGCAGACCTGTGACTGACGATTACGGGGTGGTCTAAATGAGAAGCGGAGACCGCAACAGCAAGCCCTTCGACATTGACGTCCCCATCCCTGTCGGAGGAGTCAACACGTCCCTGTCGGTCTCGGACATTGCGGATAACGAACTGTCAGCAGGGCACAACACCTGGATAAACAAGTACGGGCAGTTTGAGACGAGACCGGGCTTCGAGAAGGTCACCGATTCAGGAACGGGCGAGGAGATAACCGGAGGCTTCTACAGTTCCGTGGAGAGTGAGAACCTTGTCGCCTCCGACGGACATCTCTACTCCCTGAACGTGACCACGGGAGCATTGACCGACGAGGGGGCACTGAGTTCGACATCGAGCGTGGACATGTGCGACTACAACGACGGCGTAGCGGTAGCAAGCGGTGGAGTCCTCCAGCAGTACAAGGAAGGGACCCTGTCGAGCATATCCCCCGATGATACAGCACTCCCCACTGACACGAAGTATGTGGAGGCGTACATGCGGAGACTGTGGGCCTGCGGTGACCAGTCAATAAGCTGGACAGGTGCTGAGAGCTGGACGGACTGGGGAGGTGCAGGGCTTACAGGAGGCCAGCTTTATGTCGAGAAGAACGACGGTTCCAGCATAACGGGACTGTCTCTGCTTGACGGCGAACCCATCATATTCAAGGGAGGCTCCAACGAGCGTCAGAGCATACACCACCTCACGGGAAGCGTCCCCGACGACTTTGCAGTCCTTCCCATAAGCAGTGGAACTTCCTGCCTTGCGGGGCACTGCATAGCCAACGTGCAGGGTGACATAGTGTTTCCGGGAGTCGGAGGAGTCTATACACTCTCCATGATCCGTGACTTCGACAACCCGAGGTCTTTCCCCCTTTCCCTGAAGGTAGACTCCCTCTACACAGCATATACGCCCCTGTGGTCTGCATTTGACGCAAAGAGGGGCCTGTACTACCTGCTTACGTCAGGATATCTCTTCGTGTGGCACACGGGAACGAAGGCATGGAACGTGTGGGACATAAACGCGTTCACTCCCAAGGTCGCATGGATGGGAGACTCTGACAACCTGTATATCGGTGCGGATGACGGGCACGTCTACAAGTTCAACGATTCCATCTACACAGATGCAGGGGAATCCTACACGTGGGATTTCACCACCAAGTCGTTCAAGTTCAGTGCCGGCAACGTGGAGAAGCTGTTCAAGTGGCTCTACCTCGACTATGTCCCCCTCGGCGATGGAGGGGTGACAGGCAACTACAGGAGCAACTATGGTCAGACAGAGGAACACAGCACGAA